GGATCTCCTCCCGTACTTACCAAAATAATCGGCCCGGACTTCTCATTAGAACCTACCCAAACAACAAAATTTTCACCTTGAGCAATTGTTTTAGAATTAACACAACCGTAATCAATATTGATATTGCTTGATCTCTGATAGGGGAATAAAGTTGCCCCTATATCTGTCCAAATCTCTGATACTGTTTCGCCAATAACTAAAACTTGATTTCCTCTTCCAGGAAACGGAATAACCGCTAAAACATTATCCGGCTTTGTTTGAAATGAACCAACATTAGAGGGATCAGCTGGCCACGATAAACCATTATTTGGTGAAGATAATCTCCATTCTGGCTTACCAGACGTTTGAACAGCTGCTATAAAATAAGTATCATGAAAAGAAACATGAATAGGGATAAAATCAAGCGTTACCTTGGTAAAAGCTGAAGAGTTATGATTATAGATATACATGTCTTTTTTGTCACAAATAGCTATTTCATTATTCCCATTTTCAGCTATAAAAACATCACCCGACGACGTATCAATCTCCGCTATTTTATTAATAGATAAGTTTTGGCTCACCTCAAATACAATATTCCCAACAACTGCAATTATCTTTCCAAATCTAACGCTATTAAAGATGCCACGACCCTTTAGATTAGGATCAATTGTGCCGACCTTTGAATAACCCGAAAATGGCACAAGCCATCCGTCAGATATAAACATGTTAAATGTTTCAGATAATGAAATTTTAGGATGACGCCCAAACGTATTTGATCCAACGATATCAATTGGAAAAGATGCTTGAGCAAAACCCTGGGCATTATTCATGGTCGCCACCCTCTTCCAATGTTCACATCACCATAATTAATACCTGATTGAACATTAAATGAAGAGATCTTTTCAATTGTTAAATCAAGTGGGCTAACATCAGAAACCAACTTTTCAAGTTGTTTTAGCTTTGAAATTGCCATTGGCGGCATATTAATATTATAGTCATCACAAATATAACGAGCTAATAAATATTTTAAAAAGACTAAATAGAAATTGTCATACGTAAGTGACAAATCAACGTCGGCAGTTGCAACGCTATCTAATCCAAATTTTCCCCATAGCTTTAATGGATATGCTGTATCTGGCTTAAAATAAATGTATAGGTTTGAGCCGCCTAAAGTTCTTTCAACATGCCAGCTAAAGGGAAGCGTGTTTATATTATCAACTCGTGCATCTCCAAAATAAGGATCTCTTGTTTTAGAGCTCATAGAATATCTTACATCACCGATATTGAATGTTAATGTTTCAACATGAATCAAACCATCTACAAAATATTCTTCTTGTCCTGCGACAGCCGTAATATCTAGTTCTTTAAAATAAGGGATTTTAGAAGAATCAACTGACCTGACGGACAAGATTTCATTAAGCAACTCAAGCCCATCTGATAATTGAGCACCCGTCACAGTTTGAAATGTGCGAGAGACAATACCACTTAAATAATAAGCTTTAGTAATTAATGTTCTTGCCGTCATAGTCATATTATTACCTACTAAACAACGTCATAAACTGCACTAATATTTACACCTAACGAATCTGTCCCAGATTGAACAAGATATTTTACAGCAGGCACGCTACTTGAAATACCTTCGATCATTGGCACATAAACATTAGCACTTGTTATTTGAATACCAGCGGTTTCAGTTGAACTACCCGGTAAAAATGAGTAGTAATCTCCTGGAGTTCCAGCGGTAAATTCAGTATACAAATCTACTTTTAGTCCTTCAATTGGAGGGCAAACAGCTGCCAAAGAAATATCTGTGAAAGTAAGCGCCGCACCAGACGATAGAACTTCGATAGAGTTATCAAAAAACATCATTCGATTTCGACCTTCACCCGTTGATCTGGCTTGATAGAAATGAACTGATGCATCTGTATTTGCAAATGAAATACGTCGGAATTTGTTATATCCCGTTGGTAACACAGGAGCGGTAAACGATAAAGAAAGCAGAATAGCTGGAGTAGCATATCCCAATTCATCATAAATGGCATGGATAGCATAGCATTTTGATGCTTCTAGAACGCCTGTATCAATACCATTTGCCCCAACAATAGCTGTATCTACAGTAATTGCCGAGCCATAAGTAACGTATTGATTGTTGTCTAAAGATTTCATTTGACCCGCAGTTATTGAAAATGTGGTGTCATCAATATAGGTGAAATGCAAACCGTTAATAAATTTATCAGATAATGTTAAAATCGATTCTACAGCCATAGTTTTGTCCTCGTATTTTATATTATGGGCGCCCGTTAAGGCGCCCACCTAAACATTTACAATGGGAAAATAACTCGCATTGCATATTCATCAACAAGTGTAGAGCCCCAAATAACGTCATGAATCATGCCGCTCTGGTTCTGTCCAAATAATGATCCGTACGTCATACGCATTGATACACCTGTATCAGGATCGTATTCAGCAGAACTCGTATAAGGAGATTGTCCCGGTAGTTTTGGCATTGCCAAAAATAGAGGATCACCTGACATGATTAGACCCGCTCTGTGACTCGGCAACAATTTAAGCTGCATACCCGCAACAATATTGTTGTTGATATTTTGCTCTGCGCCAGGAGTCGCAACAAGCGCTGGGAATACGTTTAAAACGACATTTCCAGAACCATCAGCGGTCGCATCAGCGGTCACTCGGAACTGAACCGGGCTACCTGATACCTGATGACCAATAAACGTTAAGAAACGCAGATCAGGTTGACCACTTACACCATCTTGGAACTGACCTAAGTCGCCAGTCAAAACGGTTCCTGTCGAGGCAGTTGCGCCACTCACAGTGATTTGAGTAATGTTTGCACCAGTAGGATCGTTGGTGCTAACAACAGTCAACGTTGTTCCGGCCTGACCTTCAGAACCTGCAACATGGATCGGTAGCAAGTTAGACTCGTACCAGCTGCATTGTGAGAAGTCACCTAGTTCCCAAGAATTAGCCGTTTCATCATTTCGCTTAGTTGCAAACTGAGATAATCCGCTGTTAATAATCGCAGGAACAGCCAAATCAGGTAAATAGCCTTTAGCATTCATTTTAGGAGCGCCAAAGTTACGGTAATAAGCTAAACCTAATGCTAGTTGTGAGTATGAGTTAATTGCTGCAACGCCATCACCATAGAATCGATAGGTATGGTTTAAGATCGCATTTTGCGCAACATCAGCCTCTACCTTCGTCGCCAACTCTGCAATAGCTGATTTACCAAACTTTTGCATGTAGTCTTTAACATTAAAAATAAACTGCTGATCGCTAAATGCATAAGAGGTATTAGCTGCTTTATCAACAGTTAAACTCTGTGCACGTTGTGTGGATGGTTGAAAGTTAGCAACAAGTGAATTGGTCGTAGTATAACGAGGTGGCAGATCAAAAGTCACTGTATCACCAAGGTTCGCTTCTCTTTTCTCAAACTCTTTAAATTTTGTGTTTGCTGTTGAAATAAAGACACAAAGATTTTGCAGATAGGCGAGACCGCCCTCTTGGTACGTTTGTACCTGTTCTAAAACATTAATTGGTAAAGCCATTTTAAAATCTCCTATAATTAACAAGAGATAATGGCTTTAAAATTGATAAGCTATCCGCGAAGCCAGTCGGCTTTCTTATAATCACGCACAGTCATCGAGCCATTATCCGAACCAGTAGTTGAGGATCTAATTTGACTCAATGGAGCATTGGGCGTTTTCTGGTTAGCAGCTTCATTATTCTTTCGAATAGAATCTGATAACTGTTTCATGGACCGCTTTGCCAGCCCCGGCTGATCATTCAGTATTTGAATGGCTGCCAGTTTTGACGGATTTTTAGCCAGTTCATACATGATGTCAGCAGTGTTTTCGAAGGTATTAGCTAAGTCCACCACGTGCGGCATTCTTGTAAGATCAACAGCGCCAACAACTTCGTCAAAATCAGGATATCTTTCTTTAACGGAGTTATCTGTCATTTTTCCAACAAATTCCCGAGCAACTCTATCAGCTTGTGCCTGAAAAGCAGCCCTTTGGCTCTCTTCATTAATAAGCCTTCGAATATCCGCCTCATTCGTTTGGGCCATTCCACCAAAAGAAGACTGACTTTGCGTATGATTTGGAATGTTCGGCTCGGAAGCCGTATGGCTTTGTACGCTCTCCTTCGTTGCTCGTTCATAACCTTTTTGATGTGCTGCACGTTTAGCGCGTCCCACAATCTCATTAACCTCTGATTGTGAAAGCATTTTTTCTTGCTGAGTAGATTCGCTCGTTTGAGAATCGTTATCAGAAGAAGCAACATTATCAACAGGCGTAGAAGAGCTCTCATTGCTCACATCTAACCCGGTACTCAAATTTTCGTCTGTCATTATTTCCTCTGACTGTTACCCCGTCACGGTTAAGCCTCAATATCGCGCTGAGTGATCGGCTATTTTTCCGCATAGCTGCGTATAATTCAAAACTTATTCATCACTGGATAAAATATACCCTTAGGCATAACAATGTCAAATATATTTTAATAGCTAGACACAGACACCAAATCTATTTGTGTTTATTCTTGTTTTTTACGGCAGTTGCCAGTCCAACCCCCACAAAAGCAACAATAGCAATGCTCATAATGGTTAACATTTACTCTTTACCCTCTTCTTTAGCCGATTCAACTTGAGCTTTTCTTAAAAAGCCAGACTGAGCCCACATTAACGCCTCTTCAATTTTATTGAAGGCAAAACGACCTTCTCGTGTCTGGAGGTGTTCATTTAAAATTTTTAAAATTGATTCTGCATGATCGGTTATTTCTTTGATCACATTCATGTTTTTTTCTGATAATTCCATCTTTACATCTCCTCGTTATCTTCACTGTCGGTTAGTATTTTAGAAGCTGCTTCGTGAACATCTTTAGCATGCCTGTGTGACATATCTGCCGCTTTAACAGCCAATTCAACTGCTTGACCAGCACGTTCAGCATCCACTTTTTGAACTTGGACAGCCGTTTTGATATTTTCAGAATGTATCTTGGAAGCAAGCTCTAGTTTATCGTTATTGACCTGCTCTTGCTGTATGCTAATTTTTGCAGCATCCAATCTATTTTGAATTTGATTTTGCTTTTCCTTCATCTGAACCTCTGCCATTTTAGCCTGAGCACTAATTACCAAAGGATTTGGAGGAGGAGGATTATTTTTAGCCTGTTCCTGCTCGGCCATAAATTGAGCAGCAAGTTCTTTAAGTTCTTGAGCTCCCCTTATGTCCATATTGTCGATAAGAATTTTAAGGCCCATGCTATTAATAAACGCGCTAAACATTTCAGAAGCACTCATCATTGAAATAATCTGATTAAGCGTTCTGGTTTTTTGAATAGAGAAATTAACGCTCGCCTCAATTTCAACATTTAGGGCATCCTCTCCAAACTCGAAAGAAGGCGTTCCAGGCTGATTAATTGTCGCAAATTGCTGTTTGCCTTCTTTATCAATGATCGGGATTGTCGCTGGGGTTACAAGGTATTTTGGCATCAAGTCTAAAATTATCGTACCGACTTGTGTCATTCCTTGGATATTAGCCACAATGTAGGGCATTGCTGTAGCATTTGATTGCGTGGCTCCCTCTACAATAGCCACACCGCTTAACTGGTTATTATTTATGCCAAGAGCAGCGTCATATGAGCCCAGAATCGTTTGCGTAGTCTCGTCTGCGAGCCTAAATGTATTGATAATCTCAGCAGGTATCGGAGGGCGCACAATTTCCATCGGGGGTGGAATCGGAATAGCAGGATTGTCAGGATCAACATGATTGTAAATCATAACGTTTGGAATCTGATAGTTCTTATAAGCATCAAGATATTGTTCAGGAATAGAAGCGAGCGCAACCTTGAATTTATGTTGAACCATGTTTTCTAGCTCATTGGCCAAAGATTGACCGGCAAAGTTCTTTAACTTCTGGATTCCCTTGGCATGGTAAACATAAGGACGCGTCTTTTGCTTCATTTCCGCATTCTCAGTATCTCTGTATTGAACTGAATTACCATCGAAGAAAACGAGCGGGAGATATCTGAAGTCTGTATCAACAAACTCTATAACTTGATTTTCAATAAAAACGTACCGATGTATATTTTCTATTGTCGTTGTTCGTTCGCTCATAATCTGAGGCGGTTGATCAATGCGGCCGTCCTGTTGAAACTTTTCGATAAAGTCTTCGTAGTCTTTTGATTTTATCACTTCACCATTTGTTAATTGGGCAATCTTGACCTTTTTCCTGTGCTTTTCAGAATATTCGCAAACTATTAATGCGTCTACTCCGTTCGTTTCATAAGACCAATTTAATCCATGGCCTGACTTTGTGAATTTAAGATCATTTACATCAACATCGGGGTATTCAAGTTCGAAGTCCTCTCTTCGCATAGGATAGAACTGATAACAGTATTTTCCATCTCCTTTATGTGGAAGTTCAGCCAGAGGATCAAACCCGCACAAAGTTGGGTCATATACTCGACCAAACTTAATATCCTGTTGCATGCTCATTTGGTTTTTGTACTCTGTCCATATTTTTATCACAGAAAACCCACCGGTTAACTGATCTTTATAAGTGGCATCCTGAGTACCATTTTTTCTTGCTTCGTATTCTTTATATCTTAGATATCCCTCGGCCAACGGAATAATACGAGGATCAACTTGTTGATTTGCCGTGTTTTGAGAAGCTGAAACATAAAAGGACGGTCTTTGCTTTGAAAACTCGCCAACCATTCTAGAAATATAAGCCTCTAGGGTATTAAACTCTAATTGAGGTTTTTTTAGTCGCTCAAGCAATGCGACGTCAGAGTCACTTAACGTGGTAACATATACAAACTTTCTGAATTCATTAAAAGCACGATAATTGTGCTCAAAATACTCATGCGAAATCTCGACGTTTTTTTTGATTCGTTTTAGCTGATCTTGATGTCGCTTAGCTATTTCTTTCATAGTAAGCACTCCTCTTGAGCTGTTCAATTCCTAAAGTTTCATTCTTAAAGAAATCTAATATCTTCTTCTGAGAATTTGCCGTTTTAACGCCTATCATACTGGGTATGATTTTATCAATCAATCCTAATTTAATGCCATCGTACGCAGTATCTGCAATATCGTCATGTCTGTGAGTATCGTTTAGCGTGATTTTAGACATATGATCAATACACATTTTAGTGTGATGCCCATTCGCCGGTAATGAAATACATTTCTGCGCAATAAAAGGCTGCATTTCTAGAAATCTAACTGTTTTTGACCCAGACGCGGCAGTTCTTTCTATTTCTTTTATGTTCAATCCTCGAACGCCCTGCAGTACAGATGAAAGAGTAACTCCAGTCGACTTTTTCTCAATAGCAATCATCGTCGGTTTTACAGGATATCTCATACAAGAAGCGTAGAAGTTAAAGAACATTTGCTCCAAATCCTTCGGCTCGACCCAATCCTGTACACAATCTATCCAATGTAGGCCGTAGATATCCGTTTCTATCTCCTTAATCTTGATCTTATAAAGACCCCAAAAACTAAATACCGACGGGTCATTGTATGTTTTGTTTGTTTCTGCAGTATCACCGGTGATAAATGTCGATAGTATCTCGGGTTCCTCATCTAATAGAGTAAACCACTCCGGCTTGAAAACAGTACCGCCAGCAGGTTGAGGCTCTTGCTGATACTGAGAATAGAATTCGTATGGCTGAAGAGCTTCTAGCTTTTCTAGAAAATCCTTATCATGAACCCTAGGGTTTAAAACATTACCATCATCATCAATCGATTTTATGATAATTTTATGCCAATCGTGGCCGTCCAATCCATTCATGAGAGCCCCGGGCAAATCGTCTTCATGCGTTCTTTGTCCAATAAAAATAAAGGGGACTTTAGCGCTTCGTGCCCTGTGTACTAACGTATTCGTAAACTGGGATTTAACCTCTTCTCTCATGACGTCGCTATGAACTTCTGACGGCTTATGCATATCATCCATGATGAGAGCACCCGAGAATCGATCTAAAACGGGTAAGCCTGCGTCAAATCCTGTGATAGTACCGGCGCCACCGGCCGCATACACAGCGCCACCCTCGTTTGTCTTAAAATGTGCTTTCGCAGAGGAATCATGTCTAAGTGATATTCTGAATATCTTCTGATACGTCGGAAGCTGCATTATATCTTTAATGATTGTTGTACTATTCATAGCCAAATCTTTTGAATATGAATTATAGATGAATTGGCAATCAGGGTAATGAGCAAATGCCCACGCGACAAAATGTCTAAGAATTTCACTTTTACCCGATCCAGGCTCTACGTTTACAATTGATCTCTTGTGCTTTAGAAAAAGAACCTCTTCTAGAAAATCGGTAATAATTACAATATGGCTCTTTCGGCCAGCGGGGAAATCAACTATAAACTCTCGCCCCGTTCTCTCAAAGTAGAAAGTTTGGGTAAAGAACAATAACGACGAGAGCAAATCCGCTTTCATTGAAGCGTACTTAAATAACTGCTCATCAGTCGTCTGCATTACACGCCTCTTTAAACCTTATGACATCTCTTCGCTTAGTGAGAATTTGCTGCATGATACTGTCTAATCTTGATAAATCAGGGTCTGAATCAACGTTAAAATTCGCTGTAACACGCTTGTCAGCTGCATAGTGTCCTTGCATCTTATTCAGCTCTGCTATTGCTGCAATTCCAACTCGATAGGCATTTGTCTTTGACATCGTGAGAGGCTCTGAATCGTCTTGATCAATAATGCACCGCTCGATGATTTTTGCTAGCTTTCTCACTTTATAGTCAAAAGTGATTTGCTGCGCCTCTTTAGTCTCAACAAGCATTTCAGCTTGTCGCTGAGAGATGTACTCAACCACCTGCGGCTTATGAAGAACCGTTGTTGCCTGGACTGATGCCCCTTTCTTGCTATATCCTGCCTCAATAGCTAACTCTGTCAGGGTCTTGCTTGGATCGATTAAATACAGATCAACAAGACGCTGTTGCAAGGGCGTTAGCTTAAAGTCATTAACGCTTTTTAGTTGTCCGCCCATTTTTATCCTTATTTGTTTTTAGAACCTTTCTTTCGCCCTCTTTTCTTCACCACTGGAATCTCAACCAGAGCTGGCGAGCTGGAATTTTCTGCCGGATCATCGAGAATAATCTGCGACATAGCCTCTTTAACTTCACTAACCTCCACGGCAGGCTCTTTAGTTAATTCTTTGGCTGGCTCGATTCGGCCGATTCCCTTGCATGTACCGCACTGTTCTGAAATAAACCCCATCCCTAAGAAGGATTTCTTACCAAGGCATGATGGACATAGTATTGTCATTATTTACCCCTTTTGGCTGTTCGTCGACCCTTGGCTAGCATCCCACTTGCAAATACTGCCTGCTTCTTAGCTTTAGGACCATATTTCCCAGATTTTGCCGCGGCCATCTTTGATGCTGGAATCTTTTCACCTTGAGGCACTCCAAGACTCTTATGTAAGCCGCCTTTCTTGAAAGAGACAGACTTGTCGCCCTTCTTCTTTAAAACGACCGTACCGCCAATTTTGACGCTTTTACCGGGTGTTTTCTTTGCTCTTTTAGTAGAAACAAACGGGCCTTCTTTTTTCATGATTAACCCTCCTAAATGATAAATAAATAATCACAAATAATAAACAATTATATAATAATCTTTTTTGGAACAATTGTTAACCATTTTTTGGTTTATTTATATAGAGAGTAAAAAAAGGGGGAATGGGAATACAGCATAACAGAGATAATAACAAAAACATGTTGCTTATTTAAAAATGCGAGCTATAATAATCATGTAAGTTTATTAACAAGGAGTAAAGAACATGACACCACTACAATCCTGGTTACTTTTATCACCGGTGTTGATTATTGTGACTGTAGTCGCAATCGAGACAGTAAAAGAACTAATAAAATTTATTAAAGAAGAGATATTATGAGCATCAATACGTATCAGATGTTTGATTTAGTAAGGAGCGAACTAATTCCTTTTATTAACTCAATTAATGATGCAACAGATGTTCACTACTATTTAGGGGTAGTATTAAATAAATGGGTTAGCTTAAGAGACGCGGAATCAGTTTTTTTGAAGCTAAAATAGCTTTCAACTTCATTGGCATTCTAAGGAAATAAATCTGATCCTAAGGAGCGCTAGAAGCTGGTGTCGCTATTGAAGCTTTGTTATTTGATATCAACTATAGAACAAATTATTTTTCCTTGGGGAGTTTCGTACGGCACTGACGCGCCTTTGATTTTCCCAAGGAGCGCTTCGCCGAGTGGTG